CGCGGTAAAACCCTTGAACGGATTATGGGCGGGGGCGGCACAGGTCAAAGGGGTTGGACTGACAATTAATCTTCCAGCCAATTCTACTGTTGGTGGTGATCCTATAACTGGTATTGGCACTAGCTTGATAATAGATCCAGAAAAGACATTCTTCAAAATCATCGAAGTTGACGCTGGTAACAGTGTGGTAGCAACAGAATTCGGTGACACCCTAAACTTGATCAGTGGTAGTGGTGTCAGCATGCTGGTAAGCTCGGGTGCAGACTCAATCACTATCTCAAACACAGGTGTGCTGTCAGTGGCAGCTGGTTCAGGGATAAGTGTAGCAACTGTGAGTGGAACAACCACAGTAACTAACTCAGGTGTGCGCAGTCTACAAAGCACTACCGCACTGCCCGCAGGTAGAACCACAGGTGCAGGTATTAATATCACTGCTGGCACTGGTGACAACATCAGAGTTACCAACACTGGAGTGATCACGATATCGTCAGGTGTAGGTATCACTGTGAGTACAGATACTGCCACAGGTGATGTCACTATCACAAACTCGGCGCCTGCGGTCAATGCATTCACCCAGATTGAAGTCAATGGTGATAGTGCTAATAGATTACAGGCTGATGCAGTCAGCGACGTGCTGAATATCACCAGCGGTGAAGGAATAACGCTTACCAAAGATCCTGCCACAGATACTCTAAGTATCACAGTAAATCCAGTGTTTGATCTACGAGGTTCGGTGTTTGCTGATGACTCAACTGTGATGGTAGATGCTGTGGCTGGTGTGTTACGAGGTAACTTCATTGGTTCTGTGTTCGCAGATGATAGTTCGCAGATCATAGATGGCAACACAGCCACAGTCTACGGTAACATAGAAGCCACAACATTAAGAACAAGCGAAGCTAGAATATCATTAGGTGATGGTGCAGGTAGTGCAACGGCAGGTGTTGCCATTGCTATCGGCCAAGCTGCTGGAAGTATCAATCAATCCTATACAGGTATAGGTATAGGTTTCACTGCAGGCGGAACTAATCAAGGCACTGCTGCAATTGGGATTGGCACACAGGCAGGCGAGACAGATCAGGGTAATTACGCTGTGGCTATAGGATCTGAAGCAGGCCAACTACAGCAGGGACAGTATGCAGTGGCTATTGGTCGCAAAGCAGGAGAGACAACACAACCCGCAGGCAGTATTGTTATTAATGCCAGTGGAGGTGCACTCAACGGTTCTGCGGCAGGCTTCTATGTTGATCCAATTAGATCAACAACAAGTTCTGCTAGACCAGTGGTGTATGATTCTGGTACTAAAGAACTGTTCTATACATCGACATTGGAGTTTATCAACAGCACTATTTCAACCAGTGACTCATCAGGTATCACCATTGATGTGCAGACCACATTCAACACAGACGTTACTTTTGAAAACGATATCACTGTAGCAGAAAGATTAACTGTAAAGGGCAGCAGAGTTATAAATCTCACAGAATTACAATCAGTGGTGGCGGCCAGTGTAAGTTTTGCTGACTTCCAAGCAAGAATAGCAGCATTGGTATAAGGAGCGCGAAATGGCCAAACAAGCAATCAACGTAGGTACCACAGCAAACGATAAGAAAGGCGATAGCCTACGAGCAGCGTTCCAAAAGGTCAATGCTAACTTCACAGAACTCTACGAAGCTGTAGGTCTTGCTACTACAGGACAAGATACTGCACTAACATTTCTAGGCAGCACTATCAGCACAGATGATAGCTCAAGTATTGTCATAGATCAAGCAACCACCATAACCAGCAACCTGTCTGTGGGTGGCGATTTGCTGCCTAGTACAGCTCATGGTGGCGATCTAGGCTCAAGCACACTGCCTTGGCGTAGTCTCTATGTCAGCAACAACACTATTTTTATTGGCGGCACAGCAGTAGGACTAGACGCTAATGGTAATTTGACCACAGGCGGCACAGTGGTTGGCAGCACACCGGCCTGGGCCAACATCACAGGCAAGCCCACATTTGCTACAGTGGCCACCACAGGTGCCTATGCTGACCTGACTGGCAAGCCAACTATACCTACAGATTTTAGAGGATCTGTGTTCGCAGATGATTCTACATTGATGATAGATGCAGTAGATAACAAGATTTATGCCACAGAACTCACGGTAGCGGTAGGAAATTTTGTCAATGTTAACAGCAACAATGTGGATGTAGAAAACATAAATGGTCTTTCTTCGCAGATCAATTTCACTGTTGGGGGTAACAACAATCTGGTTATTGAAAATAATCTTGTGACTATACAAAATGTATCCTTGTCAGTAGCAGGTGATATAACCTTAGGTGGTAACATCCGAAGTGACAGCAACATCAACATTGATATCAACTTGTCAGACTCAACACTGCGTAGATGGCAGTTTGGCGAAGATGGCATTTTAACATTACCGGGTGGCAAGGTGCAGGTGCAGGCATCCTCATCCTATGGAAGTATCCAGGGCAGTGTCAATACCCCAATAATAGTTTACTCAGGTGGAACCACAGGTCAGGTTTCTTTACAATGGACAAACGCTGACCCTGAAAACAATGTAGCGGCAACAGCCTTTTCAGGAGTGACAGTTAACAGTGGCAATACAGGTGATGTCAAAATAATAACAGGC